GTTGGTTCCAACGCCTAAAAACTTAGTGCTGTCTAATGCTGTCCAAGGAAACAAACTTCTAGCTGATCCCAGATAGGTGTTCAAAGTATTCTTCACCCAACCCCCTATCTTCTCAGGAAAGCCTAGTCTGAAGCGTACCTTGTCGCTATCTACCCAGCCACCCTCATTTGTATAAGAAGTTACATCTCGATTAACACCAGGCTTATATCGTAATGTTGTTAAGGGCATTGATTATCTCCGTCATGTTTTAACCCTTAATCCAAGATGTAGTGTCTTCATCCCAACGATAGGGTACATCTTCTTCGGGTCGAGCTACCGGAGGTTCATACCTACATGTAGTCTCATTTAATATCCAAGAAGGGTACGGACTAGGTTCTATAAAAGCATTTCTAGTAGAATCATAGGTGTCACCTACACCAGCATAATTCTTACGAAAAGTACCGTTATAAGATGTTTGAACCCAAGTACCACCTAACAGATCAGCACAGAACTGCACTCCTATTGCCTCTGACTCATTCCCATCTTCATCAAGTATGTCGGAGTTATCTACAACTATTACTTGTGTTACTAGATTACTTTCTATTTTTGCAAAATGCGCCATATTTTTCCCTATTGATACTGATATCTTATCACAACAACTCCAGAGCCACCATCAAAGTTTCCGTTGCTCAATCGACCTCCGCCGCCTCCGCCGCCAGTGTTTGCTGTACCGTCAGTGCCACCGTTTGCACCACCACCTCTGGCATCAGATCCGCTACCGCCGCCGCCATTACCACCTTCGCCGCCGCCTTGTGAAGCACCCTCGCCACAACCACCGCCGCCACCAGCGTAGTAAGTTCCGTTGAGCCATTGTGCGCCAACACCGCCGTCACCACCTTCTGTTCCGCTTCCGTTCGCGCCTACGCCGCCTTTACCGCCGCCGCCACCAGCTATACCATCGCCGCCGCCATTACCACCATTACTACCTTGACCAGAAGTTCCTGAACCACCAGAGTTGCTTGCAGAAGAACCACCACCAGATCCACCAGTACCACCAGTTCTAGTTCCCCATGACGAGCCGCGACCTCCACCGACAGTAGATGTTCCTAGCCCAGAAGACGCACTACCTTGTGTTCCTGCGGAACTATTACCCGCTCCTCCTCCACCAACGGTAATAGTATAACTAGCAACAGATTTAGCAGCACCCGCGACAGCAATCATACCTCCAGCACCAGCACCACCAGAATTATCCTGACCTGAACCACCACCTCCTGCAACCACTACATAATCAATCCCATCAGTAGCTAACCCCGCAGTTGTGACTTGAAAAGTTCCTGATCCTGTAAAGGTGTGGTATTTGTAGTTTCCAGATGTGGTTATTGTTCCACCTGTAGCCGCATAAAAAATTTGTTTAACTGCGCCATAAAAATCTGTTAAAGAAATTGCACCAGACGTTGGAACGTTTGTATTATTTGAAGTGGTATAACTCCCACCTCTATAATACTCACTTAGCGAATGAGGAGCATCGCCACCAAATTCAGCGGCAATCTGTGCTATCGTAATCGTACCACTACCTGGTAAAGCCATTTTACTTCCCTTCTAATTCTTTAACTCTAGCTGAAAGTTCTTTAATTGCTTCAATTAGATAACCAGTAATATTACCGTAGTTTACACTGAGTGTACCCATTTCATCTTCTGCGGTGAGTACAAGTTCTGGTGCAACTTTCTGCATCTCTTGTGCAATAACACCTGATGAATCTTTACCTGTTTCATTACGCACATAATGTACGCCTCGCATCTCACTTACTTTGGATAGGGCATCAGGGATTGTGGTTATGTTAGATTTTAGTCGTTCATCAGAGAAAGCTGTCACATCGTTATTGAATGTTGCAGCTCCAGCCGCTGACATATCAAGAGTAAGAGCAGTAATACCTGAACCACCGTCATTACCTTGGAAAATCATGTCTTTGTCAGAGACTATTGATTTAATAACAAGATCTGATGAAGAATTAAAGATACGTCCAAATTCAGTGCCAGCGTCTTTAAACATAACAGCCGTACCGTCAGCATCAAGGATAATGTCTCCAGCTACATCAACAGTAAAAGTACCTGTGTCTGTTATTGATCCGTCTGTTATAACCGTACCACCTCTGGTAATATTACCTCCAGCCGTAATCGCACCTGTAGCGACTGCACCTGTTGTTGTAATTGTTGAAGAGCCGTTGTTTATAGTACCGAAGCCACTAGTAATTGATCCTGAGTTCAGTGCGCCTGTAGTAACAATACTACCGCTACCAGCTATTGGGCTGTAAAGAGAGCCTAGAGCAGTTCCGTTAAGTGTAATTGCGTCTGCTTCTAGTGTTCCGTCTACATCCACGTCTCCAGATATATCTAATGAAGCTCCAGTTAAAACTCCAGCTACTGTGAGTGTTGATGCCATGTCTACTGCACCGTCAATGTCTACTACATCAAGATTTGTTGTACCGTCTACATCTACGTTGCCAGATATATCTAATTCTGTACCTACTAGTTTTTGTGTAAGTGTTACTACACCATCACTTGCAATAGCGATTGCATCTGCATCTCCAACAGAACCAATTTGTCCAGCATTAGCAATAGTAATACCACCACTATGAATATCTCTACCAGTAAAGGTTGCTACACCATCAACTTGAAGAGTTGAAGCCATATCTACTGCACCATCAATGTCAACAACATCTAAGTTTGTAGTGCCATCAATGTCTATATCTCCAGAAATATCTAAAGATGCACCAGTTAAAACTCCAGCTACTGTTAATGTACTAGCCATATCTACTGCACCATCAATATCTACGATATCTAAGTTTGCAGTACCGTCTACATCTACGTCTCCAGATATGTCTAATGAAGCGAATGTACCAACCCCCGCAACCGTCAAAGCCGCAGCTTTAGTTGTACCCGCTAAATTAAGATCTGTTAAAACATCGTAGACCACGGCACCAGAACCCAGTCCGTCAGTCGCAATCATTTTTGTTTCACCCGCTAGGATAGCAACATTAGCACCACTTCCTTGTGTGAAAGTTAAAGTATAACTTGTAGCGTTTTCCATAATCCAAACTTTAGAAGATGTATTTGGTAAGATTGTTACTGTACAGGCTTGACCACCACCAGTAAGTTTAAGAGCCATGTTTCGATCTGCGTCTGATGCACCATCAGCTATGGTTATGTTATCTGTCGAGGCGTTAGCAATTGCTCGTGTCCCCCAACCGAAAGCTTGCCCAATTAATTCTAAGTTTGTGTTTGTTGTTGTGCCCCATGTTCCCGATTGATCGCCAGTAGCCATCTCGTTAAGTCTGAGGTTATTTACATATGTGCTTGCCATTGTGTGTTCCTTATGCCGCTATGTCGGTCCAATTCGGTGATTGTGGTGAAGGGACTATTGCACCCCATACGTTTTCTTCTCCAATAGACCCAGTGCCTGTAACTCCTGTTAATGTTAACACACAAGATGCGTCTATGTCTATAGTCCCTAATGCAGAAGTTGCTACAAGACCTGTAGCAGATATTATTACTGTTGTCTGTGTTGTTTCGTTTCCAAGAGCCGAGGTTCCTACAACTCCTGTAACTGGTGCACCTGTCGAAGATACAATGGTCTCGTTTCCTAGCGCACTAGTTCCCGCTACACCTGTTGGACTGACCAAAGCTGTTCCTACAACGGACTCATCCCCTAGTCCTATCGAACCAACCATTCCCGTTTCAGTAACTATTGCACCAGCACCAGCAAGAGCATTACCTAGTGCAGAAGTTCCAACCACCGAACTAAGAGTCACTTGCGCGGAGCCAATAACCGCTGTTGCAGAGCCAATTGCACCAGTGCCTACTACGCCTGTTACTTCCGCAACGCCAATAGGTAGCCCTTGTGCAACTATACCGCCCCAATTACCAGTTCCAAAACCATCTTGACCCCAGGCACCAAAAGGCATGGATCCTTCAACACCTGTTACTACGGCGGTAATAGGTATTTTGGCTAAAACTGAGCCTACCGCAGAAGTTCCCGCCACACCTGTTACTTCAATAATAAACACAGAAGTTGCGGCTACCGTCCCCACTGCCGAAGTTGCGGCAACACCTGTTGGGACGACAGCAACATCGAGTTGTCCGCCCCAATAATTATTGCCCCAAGTACTCTGACCCCAACCTATATTCGCCAAAGGATGTTACTCCTTTAAGCGATACGGATTATAGCGTTAGAAGCATCTGCCGCTGGAAACTGAATAGTAAACGTACCAGAGGTTGACGTTTTGTTAGCTCCAAAGTCAAGAACAGCTACTGCTTTATCCCCGTTAGTGTCATTGTATATCAAAGCACCTCTTGCTGTAATAGTAGCAGTTGTGAAACTTCGATCTGCAAAGTCAGTGAACGCTGTTGTTCCGCTTGTAGCTGGTGCAACTTTAGTTAAAGCTAACCCGCCAGTAACATATGTACCACTTGAAGCTACTTCTCCAGTTGTTACATACACTGTAGAGGCGGCTCCTAATGTTGCAGTTGTACTTGATTTGCCACCGCTGCCAATAGCATACAGTGCTAATTTAAATGAGTTTCCGTTAGTAGCAAAGTTATGTGTAGCTGTCATCAATTCTTTTTTGAATGATGTGCACATTGCTTGTGTGATTGCCATTTTATATTCTCCTTACAGTATCGGCTAGGTCGGGGTGACCAGCCTTTCTTAGATTATGACATATAGTAGCACGTTCTTCACGTCTAGCCAACTCAATATGATAATGCACAACATTTCGTACATTTTCTGAAAAAGCTTGCGCTTGTTGCCTAATTGGTTCCGGTGCTGTTTCGGACACAGCAACAATTTTATTTGTTGCCATATCAGAAATTTGATCGTTACTTAGCCCACCATTGTCTGATGAAACTACCGTAGCAAAACCTGTTATTAATCCCCCACTTACGCTAGACATTCTTTTCTTCTCCCCCATTCATGTACTTATGATCGTGTCTCCCAAAGATTATTGGGTCTTGATCCAACGGCTCTGGTGGCTCCACCTTAGACTGCCTGGTTATCAATAGGCCCCCCGACTTATGTGACTGCACTAAAGGATCATCCAATCTGTGATACCCATAAAGCTTTTCGTTCTCCGGCACATTCGTATCTAAAAGCCCAGAGCTATGTGCAACCTCTATCTTTATGCCTCGAGTGGTAGCAATAGCACACCAAAACTCTGTGCAAGCTCTTCCTGCTTCTGCCATACTTACATTCTTGTATGTGTAATCTAAGCCATATAAACAAAGTTCTTTTGCCCCATAGTATATCGCATACGCAATTGCATAAGGAACGGTGTTGTTAAAATAACAAATGTTAAGTTCTTTAATAACTTCTTCAAGAGGGTAAAGTTCTAGATGTTTTACCCGATCATCCATCTCACAAGTAATAATAGGCTTAGTATTCTTTGCTAAAAAGTCTCTCGCTACCCCTGTCTGTGATCCCGCATCCTCTGAATCCAAAAACCTAGACACTGGGTCCATCATTATAGTTTTATCCACATGAATAATACCGCCCACACAGTTAATACCCCAGACCTCATCAAAAGGTTCTGAACGTATTTTAGCGGCTATGTAATCGGAATAGCTCCCACCCAATCCAACTATAGCTATCTTCATGACCTACGTCTTTCGGGTAGCCCTCTTCGATAAGCGTCTGAATTTTCTCTAGCCTCGGCGTAGTCTTTTAACCTAGCCAAAGACTCTTGATATCTTCCTTCATACATCTGCATTAGATCTGATTCCCCCTTCATATATAAATTAGCCTCCACTAAACTTCCAAACAGCATCGCGTTTGGAGCATTCTCACTTAACCATGTTGTTCCATTATCCCCAACCGCTGTCAAGCTTTGCGGCCTGTAGAAATAATGCAACTCCATCTCGTATTTGTCATCAGGTACAGGTGCAAGTATGAAGTTATCTTTATCAAAATACGCATAGTATAAAGGTCTTCCTACTTGTAACAAAGAAGGTGTCGTATCTTGTGGTGCTGGCGTGTACGTCTGGATAAAGTTTACATCCTTTTGCAATAAAAATGTCTTAGGAGTAATAGATACACCCGATATTGTGCCATCAAATTTAGCCGATAAACTAAATGAAGCAAGATAATCAGTGGGTACTGGTAGATATTGATCATTAGCAAAAGCAGAACCTGTAGCATTTTTCCTAAAGTCCGTAAGGTCTACTGATTTTAAAAGTCTTTCTTCTACTGCTTTAATGAAAGTAGGAAGATTTGAAACAAAGGTCGTCTCCGTGTTATCTGCATATTGTTGTATTGCTGTCTTTAATTCTGCATATGTAAAACTCATGTTATCACCACCGTTACAGTTCCTATCTCTCCCGACCCAGGGAGATCGTTAGGAGTTAACCCATCATTACTTGCCATACCTACAGGATTCCACCCATATTGTATAACTCTTTCTGCCGCTAGATTCGATTGCGGTCTAGGATCTCTTAGTGCTTGAGGGTCTGGAGATACAGGAGGAGGTGTTAGTTGAGGCTGTTTTGCTTCCCACTCATCTGGTCCAACCTTCGCGCCTGTCCATTCTACCCGCATAGTGTTTAAACGGTATCTCCAACCAGACCTGTCCGAAATACCCCAAGCTTTTTTACCACTTGCGTATGCCATTAGTTTGCCCTCAGATAACTACCACTGGGTCTCAGAGCAAGATCTAAGAAGTCTTGATCCATGTCAGAAGCTCTAGCAAATTCTTCTTCGTAAACTGCTTTTAATATTTGTAATCTATCTGGTGCTCGTTTCATAGCCATATAATATGCAAGACCAGCTACCATACAAGGATAAAAACGTAGTGGAGCTTCCACGTTGTTGTACAAATAATCCGCATCTTCCATTTGTTGTATGTAGTAATACGTCAAGGTATCCGTTGAGTTCTCTGGAGTAGCCCAAACATTTATAATAGGAGAAATCTTTCTCTCAAAGTAATACTGGCTAGGTCTTCCTTGCGTGGTCTTATCTGGAATAGTAGCGTAGTTAGCCCTACTGATCTGATCCATCTCGTAGTCCGTACCATCTCTGTTAAGAACTATCTGTAATATGTCAACAGTGTGCTTGTTTAAAGTGTAAGCCGAAGTACCTTGTGTCAAAGCTTGAGTAGCAGAACGTACTGTCCAGAGATTAACCCCTCTGTTTGACCAATCAGCAAACATTAAGTTAAGAGATCTTCTAGCTGTCTCTGCATCGTATCCCGTTCTAACTTCTAATCCGCACCGTTCATACGCTTCTTCTATTATCTCTGCGATACTAAGATCAAAGTTTCTAATCCCTGACGTTGACATATTGTACCCTTTCTAAGGAAAGATTTTTCAGTATTACAGTTAACATTGCATGATTACTGGTTACTTTCTCACTCATCACTGCCGTAGTTTTATCAACAGTAACTAAAGTACGAGTAACCCAAGTAGACCATGTGCCAACAACGCCCATGACAATAGAAACTCCAGCCGCAATAAAGATTAATTTGACCTGATAACTCATCAACATCTCCATCTTTTACGAGCTTGTCGAAGCCGACTATTAGGATCTTTAGCCGCCTTCGGGAACTGCTTCATCTGTCCCGCAGACCTAGCGCAATAAGACTTTCGTCTCTTCGCATCCTTGCTACCTTTTTTAACTTTTCCCGTAACCGCAGTCTTTAACTTTGATCCTGGGTTCTTTGCTCTATAGGATTTGACACCCTTCTCAGTCATTCCCGCCCCACTCTTAGTAGGGCGAAAATTCTTTTTATTTCTTTTTGGCATGTTATCAGCCATAAGAACCTCTAAGCGTAAAAGATCGTTGCAGAAGTTGCGTTAACAGAACTGTAAGTAAGGTAAGCTCCGTCTGAAAATACTATCCCATTGTCTGGGACATCTGGATATTCCGCGCCAACACCGGCTGGAGTATTGTATTGTAGAAGAGCCGTTCCTGTTACAGAAGCGTTTCTAAACGAAATCGTTCCACCCGTAGCAGTGCTGACTAAATAAATACCTTTTAATCTACATCTTCCAGCAAAAATAGTAGCTTGAATTGTAGAGCCTGATCCCGCTGTAACTGTTCCCGCAGGATCACCTACTGCGGCTATCTGAGTAACTGTTGCAAAGATTGATGTTCCTGTTGCTATTCCAGCGTTTCCGCCTGTAATAGTTTCTGCTAGAGCCGCGCCGCTTGCATCCGTCCCAGTAACAGTGAAAGTTATTCCACTATCATTACCACCAGAAGTAATAGTAACATTTCTTGGGCTGTCGAAAGTAACAGCACCGCCGCTTGCTAACGCACCACCTATGACTAAATTAGCATTATTTGCAACTTGTGCGCTTTCTGAAATGCCATCTGGATCTGCCGCCGCTGACTCAATAAACGTGGATTGTACGTCTGAACCCGCCATATTCTTCTCCTTTAAAGTGTAGGCGGGGAGTTACCCCCGCCAGATTAATTAACTAGTGGCAAAGACCGAAGTACCCGCCGCAGCAGCAGTACCTGAAGACGCGAGACGCGCTTCCACTCTCCACGCAGCTCCACTATAAGTAAATATTATGCGGCTTCCAATTCCCGGGCCCGCGTTGGTTAGACCAACTGCATTAAGGAAATCATGGCTAGTGCCATTCGCTACTAACACTGCGTTAACATTCGCTAGTACAGTAGTGTTTTTGTATATCACAGAATTTACCGCAAAGTACTCACCCGCAGTACCAAACTTCATAGTCTGTCCGTTAGACGCAAGCACGTTGTAATCAACAATAATTGAGTCACCTTCTTCAGAATCCGCTTGAGCTGGTAGCGTTGCTGTAATCGCGTTACCATCTGCCGGCGTAAGATAGTGAGTGTTTTTTACAAGAGCTGCTGAAAAACCGTTCGCCATTTGTAGAATGGTTCCCGTTGCTGCAACTACACCCGTTTTGTTAGAAATACCGTCCGTTACTTTAGCCGAGCCGCCAATAGTTGCGTCAGTAGCATAGGTTGAGTCCGTAGTTACGGTTCCAGTTGTAGCGTCAATAGAAATATCTTGAAATCCGTTTTGAGAACGAACTGGTCCGTTAAAAGTTGTATTAGCCATTTAAATCTCCTTGTCGTGGCAAATGTCAGACGCGGGATGCGACTGTCAAGGTATGTATAGATTACATCAATTGAAAAGAAAAAGAAAGGGTCAAGCGTTAATACTTGACCCTCCCCCTATTTATTTGTCTTTTTTAGCTTCTTCTGCAAGAATAAGTCCTAGGACAGCACATGCAACACCGATGAACAATAGTTCACCCACACCCGCTATCATGCCGATACCTATAACTCCTACACCTATCGCAGCATAACTCGATGGTTCAGACAGGCGACCAGTAATCCAATTTACAATTTTCATTTTACTCTCCTTTTTAAACGAAAAGAGGGCGACTAAACAGCCGCCCTCTCTATTTCTTAATAGTTCCGATTACGCTCCTGGCGAACCGAATACACAACGTGGATCCGAGAATCCGAAGCTGTAACGCTCCCTAGCCTTGTATCTCATGTTGCCTGTGTCGAAGTCAGCTTCCATGTTGGTAGCCATTGGAGTACGCTCAAAGTGGATAAACCCACGAGGTGCATCTGTTTTAACCCACCACGCATCTGGATCATTTAGGAAGTCATTGACAGCATAACCGTCAGGAACCATTCCCATTGATTTGATTGCGTTAGTGTCGTTGTCCGCAGTGCCAACCCGAAGATTAGATACCATGATACGTTCTGCGATGAACTGAAGTTGACGTGGTAGAATTAACTTCATACCGCGAAGAGCAACTTTTAGTCCACGCTCATCGACATACCCAGCAATATTGATCAACGCATCTTCCAAAGAAGTTTCGTTTAGATCAGATGCAACCGCTGGTGTATTTGATAGTGTCCCACCATTAACAAGAGGGTGTGCAGTTGAACAAAGTGCAACTCCATCTCCTCCGGCAGAAGCCCCACCAGTGAACGCGTTGTTCAAGATGCTTGCAGCTTTTACCTGTTTCGTGTGAGCCATTGACCTAGCAAGAGCACGGGTATATCGGCTTCCGAGACGATCATAAAGATTGTCTTCGATAGCTTCTTCCGTGATTGAGAATGCCAATGCAATGGTTTCGTTGTTGTAACGAGCTGTGTAAGCCTCGCCAGCATCATCGAAATTTACTGCGTTGCCTTCCGACTTGTTCGGAGCGGCTCCAAATCCAGAGAGCATAACTTCTTCTTCAAACGCTCTGTCTGAAGACTCAGTCGTATAGATCTCTGCATGTTGGTTTTCGTACCTGTCATACTCCATGCCAAATAAGGCATTGAGACCAGGCTCTAGCTCTTTTGCTAGTTGTGCGCGTGATATAGCCATTTTCTAGTCTCCTATACGCCAGTTGTTGAAACAGTACCCGCCGCAATGGAGCCAGTTGGCGCATTGAAGTGGTTATTGATTCTAACGATTAAAGGGATACCAGCGACAGTAAAGTCTTCATTATCAACATCGTCTTGGATGCCCATAACTCTAAGAGCTAAAGTGTTGGTGGTTGCGACAGTATTTAGATCCGCAGTTCCAGATGATATACCAGTACTATCAGTACCAGAGTTGCCATCTGCAAGAGCGATGTTTGAGAAGACCGCTGTGCGAACCTCTGCTTCAGTGTTGTAGCCAGCTACTACATTAGATGTAGCAATTGAGAACAATTGATTTGGACTGTCATACAAGAAAGCTTTGACGGGGAAATTTGTATCCGCGCCAGAACCAGGCCAGTAATTAGACCAAGTCATTTTTCCAGTGGAACTTGAGACATATTCACAGCCCCAGAAAACACCGACAATAGAGACGTTACCACCAGCCGCAGCTTGTAGATCGTCAATAACTCCCGCCGCCAACGGAATAACCGCTTGGCCTTGATAGAGTTTGTTAGTGTTTGCTGCCGCTATGCGATACTCGCTCAAACCAGTGGAATTGGGTGTAGCACCCTGCATACTTATCGGTCTGAGACCGTATGCGCCATTAGTATTTGCCATTATAGCACCTCATTAATTATTCAGAAGGGGGTTTTCCCCGCCCGAAGGTTACACGACTTTGCCTACTCTGATGAATAGGCATCAAAGGATTCTGTTCCTTCATTAGATCTTGATCGACTGCCGTCATTGCTTCGCGGGTTCGGGTCCCGTAATACTCGTTTCTTTCATTGGCGGTTTCGATAGGTATTCGACACAACATTAAGCCACCGTTACCAATAACTCCTGCAAATTTACCATCCTCGATGGTTGGAGCTTCATAGTTAGGATACTCTTCAGAGCGAACGGGTTCCCATCCTTCACGAAGTTTAGCATGAACATTTGTCTGATCATCCTCTCCTCGCATAGCTGTTCGTATCCAACGATGCACATAACCCTCTGGGGCTGGTGGTGCATCTAGGCGACTGGGCGGTGCCCAGGGTTTTCTGCGCGTTTCTTTTTCTCGCGTTTCAGTTGATCGTGGTGCTCTTGCATCTGCCATTTTATTTTCCTTTAGTTGTTAGCTTTCTCGCTAGTTTTCAAAAATTCCTTTGCATATCTATCCAGAGGAACATTTAACTTTTTCGCCATAGCAACTTGTGACGGCGTGAGCTTCACGGTCCTGCGCCCCTGTTTTGTACTGCGGGATGCGGAAGAACCAGCGGGTGCGACCTGATTACCTCCTCCCGATTTCTTCGGTTGGGAGTCAGAAAACTTGTCGGGAAAATATTCCCGTATCTGACTATCTACCGTATTGTAGTACTCATCGCTTCCCATGTCAAAGCCTTCTGCCTCAAGTTTATTATGAATAGCGAGAGCGGATGCGGTCATGACATCATCTTGACCGAACCAAGTGTTCTTTTCTGTCCAAGCTTTGGCCTTGGGATCCACCTGTTGAGCCTGTTGCTGTGGTTGCTGTTGAACTTGTTGTTGTTGGACTTGTTGTTGCTGTGGTTGTGGTTGTTGAGCCTGTTGACGAGATCGAGCAACTTGAAATCGTTGTTCTTCAATAGCTATTCTGCTTAGAGCTTCTTGAGCTTGAAGCAGAGCTTCGGAATCCCCATCTTCATGCGCTGCTCTATATGCATTGTGCGCCGCAGCTTTTTGGCTCTCAAGCCTGCTACCATATTCAGCAACGTAACCGGTATCTAATTGTTGCATACGAGCTTTAAGATTTGCAATCTCTTGTTGTTGCATTTGTGCAACTCTCATTGCTTCTTCTTTATCTCTTTTCTCTTGATGAAACTTTGCTGTTTGTTTTTTAATTCTTTTTTGAACACCTTTGCTGTAGGTTTCGAGCTCCTCATCCGAACCTTCCTCTGGCACTTTTGCCTCAACTTTAGGTTCTTCGGGCTGTTCTTCTACTTGGACCTCAGATTGGTCATCGGATGCGGACTGTTCTTCTTCCAGCTCTACCACAACTTCTTCTTCAGAATCTCCAGCCTGTTTGATTTCAGTTTCTTCACTCATAACTCTCTCCTAAATATGTTTAACGTCATCTGGTTCTAAAATAGTAGCAATAACTTCGTCATCATTTATGATACGAACTTCACCACCCTCAATTTTAAAACGAGATCCAGCATAGCGACCAATGCAAACCCATTGACCTTGCTTGCACCACGGCTCTGCGTCAAATCCAAACTTGTTGGGATCCTTGTAAGCCATCGGGCCAACTCGCATAACATAAGCCACAACAGTAGCTACTGCTTCTCGTTCGCGAATTTCATCTGGAATAAATAGTCCACCACCAGTTTTAGCTTTCCCCTGGTACGGCATCACAAGAATGCGCCACCCTGTAGGTTGAGGTAATCGTTCGACTAATGGTTGTTCTAAGAGTGAAGGGTCTAAAACCCTTTCATCGGCGGGTATATACGCGCTATCAGCGAGTGAAGACGCACTTGCGGCCTCCTTCTCAGCTTTTCTTTTCTGCGCGACATGTTCAGGAAGATATAAGGTCTTCGACATCGTCTGCGTTTTTCTCCAGCAGGGCTTTAATTTCTTCTCTGGCAAAGGCAACGCCCCGTATCTCACCTACCAAAGATTTGTACTGCTCCCAGTCCTGTACTGCACCGTGGGCTAGAGCATCGGATATGTCCTGTTCTCTAGCTTTAAGTACATTCAATATATAGCGAGCAAATTCAACGCCGTCTAGCACTTAATAGATTCCGCTAAATAAATTTGGTTTTACTTGAGCTCCTTGGCCTTTAGCATCCACTTTACCGCCATCTTTGTACTTAACCATGCCGCCGC